GGGTGCAGTGCCGATATCCCTCCCGGAATGCAAACGTCGGAAACAGGGGAAACAACGAAAGGTCGGAAAGCGAGGGAGGCGCCGATGAAGTGCGAGCTCTGCGGCAAGGAATTCCAGCCATCCGGCCATGGGCGGCCGCAGAAGTACTGTTCCAAGTCCTGCCGCCAGAAAGCCGATTATCGTCGGAAAAAGAACAGGCCCGCACGGGACCGGAACGGTAAGCCGCCCGTCAAAGCCGTGGAAACGAAACAGAAGCCGGAGCAGGATCTCGACCAGCGGAGCTTCGAACGGATGATGGACGGCAGCATGCTGGACATACTGCGAGACAACCGTGACCTGCTGCTCAAGGCCATGGCCGATCCCACGACGCCGGCGAACGCGCTGCCCGCGATCAGCCGCCAGCTCATCGACGTATGCGAACGCATCGAAGCGCTCCAAGGCGGCGGTCTGACCGACCTGCTGGACGATGAGGAAGACGAGGTGACGGACGATGTCGGAGCGTCGATTGTCTGAAATCGCCAAGGTCCTCCGCCAGCCGGAAGGCGTCGTCGGCAGCGAGTTCACTCGAATCAACAAAGCCGCGCGCAAGGCCGGCATCCGTTTCGACTTGTGGCAGCAGGGCTTCTTGTGGCTTCTGTTCGCCAAGAACGCGGAAGGCAAGTATGCGTGTGGCGCGGACGGCGCCGTGCTGTCCAGCTGCAGGCAGATCGGCAAGACCTTCACCGTCGGCACCGCGTTGTTCCTCAAGGCGATACTCACACCGAACCTGAAAGCCATCTGGACCGCCCACCATACGCGCACCAGCGACGAGACATTCGCGGACATGTGCGAGATGGAGCATAATCCAGTGCTCGGCCGGTACGTGGAACGCATCCGCAGAGCAAACGGCCAACAGGAGATCACGTTCACGTCCGGCAGCCGCATCATGTTCGGCGCCCGCGAAAACGGTTTCGGCCGAGGATTGCACAGCGTGGACGTGGCCGTGTTCGACGAAGCGCAGATCCTCACAGTGCGCGCGATGGACAACATGATTCCGGTTTTGAACACGAGTCCTAACCCCCTGGTCGTGTATATGGGCAATCCACCCAAGCCGGGAGACCAGTGCGATGCGTTCACGGAGAAACGCATGCACGCGCTGAACCATGACGGAAACCTCCTCTACGTGGAGCTCGCCGCCGACAAGGACGCGGATTCGGACGACCGCGAACAGTGGGCTAAAGCGAATCCCAGCTATCCGAAACGTACAAGCGAACAGGCAATCATGCGCATGCGCAACAACCTGTCGGACGATTCATTCCGTCGTGAGGCGCTTGGCATATGGGACGAGACCGCCACCGCATACGCCATCAGCCCCGACCTGTGGAAGGCCGCGGCCATCGACGACGTGCCGGATGGAGGAACCGTGAGCTTCGGCATCGACATGCCTCCGGACAGGAGCGTGCTGACCATCGGAGCGGCGCTACGGTACGCGGACGGTTCGGCAATCATCCAGATGGCGAACATCAAGGACGCGCGGCAGGCGGGAACCATGTGGGCCGTGGACTGGCTCGCCGAACATTGGCCGAAGACCGCCAGCGTGGTCATCGACGCGCAGTCGCCCGCCATGAGCCTGCTGCCCGAACTGAAGAAAGCACATGTGAAGGTCACGGTCACGAACATGCAGGAGATGGGCCGAGCATGCGGCCGGTTCCTCGACATGCTCAAAGCCGGAACGCTCAAGCACCCGCGGGACGAATACCAGCCGCAGCTGGCCGCGGCCGTCAAGGGCGCCACCACGCGGCCTCTTGGACAGTCCGGCGCGATCGCTTGGAACAAACTCGGCAGTGATGTCGACATCACGCCGCTCGTGTCCACCACTCTCGCCCTGTATGGGGCGTTCACGACGAAACGACATCCGGGAAGACGACAGGAGGTGATGTTCTGATGGTGTTCTACATGGCCGACGGCACAACGGTAAGTGTCGCTCCGAAATTCACCGGCAGCAGCTACCTCGACACCGCAAGCGGAAACGTCGGCACCATCCTCGGCGTCGACGACGAGGACATGCCCATCATCCACGAACTGTTGCGCGTGTGGCGTGAGAAATACCCACGCAACCTGATCCGCGGAGCCTACTACGACTGCAAGGAACGATTCAAAGACTTCGGAATCTCCATCCCCGACCAGATCAAAAACAAGGTCGAGGCGATGATCGGATGGCCCGAACTGGCCGTCCGATCATTGAGCGACCTGAGCGACCTGGAAGGGTTCAGCGTATCCGGCGACGACACGATGGGCGTCAACGACCTGTTCGAGGACAACCAATTGGACGTGGCCACGTCAGAACTGATCGTATCCGCTTACAAGCACTCATGCAGCTTCCTGACCATCGCCGCAGACCCGGAGAATCCGGACCGGATCAGCATGATCCCACGCTCCGCCGACTGGTCCGCTGGAATCTGGGACCGACGCAACCACCGTCTGGCCGCGGCATTGACCATCACCGAGGACGACAAGGACGGACGAATCTGCGCGTTCAACGTGTGGCTCCCCGGCAAGGTCTACGAATGCTCCGGCCACCTGACCCCATGGCGGGCGGAGAAAATCGAAACGAACTTCGACCAGCCGACTGCCGTCGCGCTCGCCTACGACAGGCAGATGGACCGGCCATTCGGCCACAGCCGCATCAGCCGTTCGCTCATGAGCCTCGTCGACGCCGGATTCCGCACCGTGGTCCGCATGGAGGCGTCGGCCGAATTCTATTCCGTTCCGAAACTCTGGTTCATCGGAGCGAACAGGGACGCGTTCAGCAGCAACACATGGACGAGTCTCATCCAGGCGATCAACGCGATCACCGCGGACGAGAACGGAGAGCTTCCCCAACTGCATCAGGTGCAGCAGGCGTCCATGACGCCCCATTCGGACATGCTCAAGACCTTGGCCATGCTCGTCGCCTCGCAGACCCGAGTGCCGGTCGACTATCTGGGCATCACGTTGGACAATCCGACCAGCGCCGAGGCCATGGCATCCGCCGAACGACGGTTGACGCGCATCGCCGACAAGCAGAACGTGGCCCTCGGGCGGGAACTCAAACGGGCCATGGGCATCGCCGTGGCATTGCGCGAAGGCGCGAACACGATACCCGACTCCATGCGCGACGTGCATCCGGTATGGGCGCCCACAAGGGAAATCTCCGACGCGGCGCGCGCCGACGCGTTCACGAAGATCGCCGACAAGATCACCGGCTACGCCGACTCCGATGTCGGACTCGAACGTCTCGGCCTGACCCGCGAGGAAATCACCCGCCTACGCGCCGACCAGCAACGGCAGAAATCGGAACAACGCATCGACCAGCTCATGGACAGAAGCGCGGCGTCCTCGGAGGTGACGGATGGATCTGAACAATCTGGATCTGCCGGAACCGGCGAAAGCGCAGCTTCGTCAGAAACTGGAGAAACTGCATAGGGATTACGAGACTGATCTTGAGAATCTGACAGACGACGCCACCGACGCGATGGAATCCGCGAAACCGTTGGAACGACAAGACATAGTGCTCAGGTACACCCGCGATGCGTCCGAACGATCACGTAGGTACTACACTGACACCAGGAACCTGTGGCAGAAATACGCCGGCATCAAAATGCCGCCCTACGTCTCATCTACTTGCGACGAATATGAAGTGCTATACCGTCAGGTAGGCGGTTTCACTGGAACCGATTGGAATGGGCATAACTACACTAATTTGAAGCATGGCAACGCCAACGGGCTGACTGTTGAAGACCTTTGGCCCGACCTGAAGACGGTGGACGACTGGCAGCAGTTCATTGCCGACATGATGAGCAGGTCTGTACGATTGACCACGCAGAACAACCGCGACGCCGACGAGACGCATCCTGGATGGGCACGCGTCCCACGAGGCTCCAATCCTTGTGCATTTTGCGTGATGCTCGCCAGCCGAGGATTCGCATACACCAGTGAGGGAAGCGCGGACTTCGGCGGCTCTTTCCATAACGGCAAATGCCGTTGCATTCCCGTGTGCAGCTGGGGCAAGGACAAGATCTTCGGCTATGACCAAGCGAAGTATAAAGCCATGTACGATCAGGCCGTGCAAGCCATCAACGGCAACGCATTGGGAAAGAATTGGAAGTCCTCCGCCGAGGAAGCCGGAATCAAGTTGGATTCGGCCGACGCGAATGCCGTCACATTCGTTATGCGTCATAAGTTCCCTAAGCAATTGAGCGACGGGATCATGCCGAAGAAACGTGCGTCTTTCAAAGTCGAACATGATTTCACCGGCATGCGCGACGAGAAATCATTAAGCAAGAAAGGATGGGATGGAAGGCAGAAGGCGCTTGGCGTCCCAGTAGACGCAGACGTCCTTGAGATGCATGAAATCGTGTTCCTGGAACATTTCAAGTCACTCGGACAGCATTACGAATGGATTCCACGCGATACTTTGGGGCACAAATCGACGAATGATTTGAAATGGATTGAGCAAGACCTTGAGTGCGAGGTTAAGTCATCTCGGCAAAAACGCCCAGACTACGGATCCATTTCGAAGAACATCTCAAAAGCGGTATCCAAAGCCGAGCAGCATGGTGTCGTGAAGGATGCATTCATTGTGGATCTCACTGGATACTCGGCTCCGGAGAAACTGGTGACGCAACTTTCCCGCTATAACGCGCTGCATAAGAAAAACAAGATCAGACGTTTGTTCCTATTGGACAACAACGGGATGAGAGAAATCGAGCTGCAATAAAAACCCGGAGGCACTCCCGCACGAATAGGCTATTATTTCAAGTCTGCACGGGACCTCCGGTACTTCTATTTTACCAAAAACCATTGATTTCGGTGGATTGCCGGAGTAGACGAACGGACCCGACTGTAAATCGGGTGCTTCACAGCCACGCAGGTGCGAATCCTGCATCCACCACTCGACCAGCCGGTCCGGTTGGCGGCGACCATGCGCCGTATCGCGTGGGAGGACCATACAGCGCACCGTGGCGCGGTCGAACTCGAATCCACGGGAAACAGCAAGAAGGAGCACAGCATGTTCAACAGATTCCGATTCCCGGCCCGTATCCGTCTCATCGACGGCGGCGGGGACGAGGGCGGTTCCGGCGATAGTGGCGACGGCGGCGAGCCGAAATCGTTCACCCAGGAACAGGTCGACCAGATCGTCGAGAAAAGGTTGGCGAAGGAGCGCGGCAAGTACAAGGACTACGACGAGCTCAAATCAAAAGCCATGAAACTCGACGAGATGGAGAACGCCGGAAAGAGCGAAATCGACAAACTCAAGGAATCGAACGCGGCGCTGCGCAAGCAGATCGACGACGCCGCGGCCGAGAAGCAGCACGCGGAATGGGTGTCCGAAGTCGCCAAAGACAAGGACGTTCCGGCCGAACTGCTGCGCGGCGGAACCAAGGAGGAACTCGAGGCGCATGCGGACCTCCTGCACGCGGCGCTGCATCCGGCATCCAAGCCGCCTCAGGTGAGGAACCAGACGGGCTCTCCATCGCACCAGAACAACAACAAGGACGCCGAAGAGCTCTCGTACATCCACCAGCTCCTAGGCGAATAACCCAACCATCCGAAAGGACAAGCCATCATGGCGATGAAAACAGACCAGATCAAGCTCCCCGTGAGCGTGGCCACCGAAATCGTGAACAAGGCCAAGGACACCAGCACCATCGCGTCCCTGAGCCCCAGCACGCCACAGATCTTCTCCGACGCCGACTACCTCGTGTTCAACGGCAAGAGCGAAGCCGAGGTAGTGGCCGAAGGCGCGGTCAAGAGCAGCTACGAGCAGACCGTGGACTCCGTCGTGGCGAAGCGCTTCAAGGTGCAGACCACCACCCGCGTCACCAGCGAACTCCAGTGGGCCGACGAGGACAACCAGCTGCAGATCATCCGCAGCATCCAGGCCGATCAGGCAGCCGCACTGGGCCGCGCCCTCGACTACGTGATCTACCATGCGATCAACCCCAAGACCGGTGAGGCGCTCTCCGGATTCGACCCATTGAGCACGTCTGCCGTGCAGGTGATCGCCACCGAGGATGAGATCGGCAACGTGGACGCTTTGGCCGACGCGCTGAACGACTCCTACGACATCAACGGTGTCGCCCTGTCCAAGACCTGGGCGTCCCGCCTGCGCAAGCTGCGCGTCCCCTCCACCGGCATGCGCTTCTACCCGGAGATCCCGCTGAACCTGCAGGCCGGCAGCCTGGACGGCATCACCGCCGCGACCTCTGGCACCGTCAACGGACGACTGGCCTCGACCCCGACGAAGGTGCTCGCGTTCATGGGAGACTTCAGCCTCATCAAATGGGGCATGGTCCGCGACCTGACCAGCGAGATTATCGCCTACGGCGACCCGGACCAGACCGGCGTGGACCTGAAGGCCCACAACCAGATCGCATACCGTACCGAAGCGATGTACGCGTTCGCCGTCATCGACCCGAACGCGTTCGCCGTGCTCAAGACCAAGTGAGGTGAACGATGAGTTTCCCCATCCAGACGCTTGTGATCAACCCTGCAGGCGAGGAAAAGCACACTGTCGGCCCGTTGGACGCGCAGGTGCGGCTTGTCAACACTGACGGCACCGCCTTCTCCGCCGGTTCCGGTGCCTACGAACTGCCGGAGGCCGGCAAGGACACCCTCGGCGGCATCAAGCAGTACGCGCCCGAACAAGCGATCGGCAACGTCGACAGCAACATCGCCGAGGCCGCGGCGGACACTCCGACCAAGGACGAATTCGACAAACTCGTCACCGCGTTCAACACGTTGGCGAAACAGTTCGACGACACCATCGCCGGCCTCGTATCCGCCGGGGCGGTCAAACTGCCGGACAAGAAGTGACCATGACGGACGAACCCGACATGTTCGCCACCTCCGACGATCTCGAACGGAGGTGGCACAAGCTCACCGACGAGGAACGCGAGAAAGCCGACACGCATCTCGCGGACGTGACCGACTACATCAAGGAACGCTCGCCCATCTGGCAGCGGCTCCTCGACGAACGGCCACGCCTGCTGACGAAGATCACCTGCGACATCGTCCGCAGGATCATGCAGGCCGACCCGTACGACATTCCCGGCGGCATCACGCAGATGAACCAGACCACCGGCAGCTTCAGCGAACAATACAGTTTCGGAGCGCCCACCGGCGATCTCTGGCTGCGCGACGACGAGAAACGCATCCTCGGCATCAACGCGCAACGCGCGTTCAGCGTCGACATGGCAACGGGGGAGACGTCCTAGTGGAAACCATCGAAATCTGGCGCGGCCAGCCCACCACCGACACGGACGGCAACCCCATCCAGGGCAAACCCGCCCGCGTCGGCACGTTCCAGGCGCTGGTCGCCCCAACCTCCACCACCGACCAGACCGAGGAGAACGCCAGCCCGCAGACCATCGAATACACGATCCACATCCGCGGTAGCCAACCATCAGGCATCCAGGCCGCCGACCTGATCAAAGTCAGAGGCATCCTCCTGCCCGTCAAAGGCAAACCGCAAGTGTGGAACAACATCCACGGACGCCACATCGGCGACGTCATCACCGTAGGCGAACGGGAAGGATAAACCATGGCCAAACGATGCAGATTCGTATTCAACCGCAAGGCGTTCAGCCAACAGGTCCTCAAAAACGAGACATTGCGCTCGCGCATGAGGGACGCGGCCGAGGCCGCCGTAGAGGATGACCGTTGCATGGTCCGCGACCATGACGGCAAGAACCGTAGCGGCGTGGCGATCATCTGCCCGGCACCGGTGGAGAAGGCGCACGGCACGCTGGAGGACACGCTCGGAAGGATGCGCGTATGAGCATCCCGGTCACTCCCCGCCGCACGGAGCCGCTGCTCCTGCCCAAACTGAGGACACTGTTCCCGGACGTGACGTTCGACACCATCGAACGAGCCGACCTCGAACCGCCCTTCACCGAAGCCACTCTGGCCGACTCCATGCAGGGCATGAGCACCCCAATTTCGCAGTACGTGCGGCTGCGGTTGAGCGTGCGATGCATGAGAGAGGACCATACGGGCGACTGGGACAAGGCCGCACGCCTGTGGGCCGACATCGCGAGGGAGATCATCGGGCTCGGAAACGTCGCGCCGCTCATCGACGCGTCACTCGAATCCGGGCCGGTACGCATGACTGACGAGGACAAGAGGCTGGTGTGCGCGTACGGCGTGCTCCTGCTCGAGGTCACCGTCAACTGAAACACAACAAAAGACAACGTGCCGCCACACGCGAAGAACGGAAAGGTGCAGACGAATGTCTGACAACAACGAAAAAACCACCGTCGCCGCGCAGGCGGCATCCACGCCCAGCGCGCAGGCCGCGCAGGGCGCGACCGACTACGGGTACGTGTCCAGCGGCAACACCGCAGGCAACGTGCGCCTGATCAAGAACTACGCGCTGTTCCTGTTCCCCAAGGACGACAGCACGTTCGTGGCTCCGACCGGAGTGGCCTGGACCCCGCCGGCAAGCAAGAAGCCGATCGGCTACTCCACGGAGGACGGCGCCGTACTGCATCCGGAACCGGGCGACAGCACCGACTACAAGGCCCACAACGGCGACATCGTGCTGTCCGACACGGATCCGGGCTACTGGACCCTGCAGCTCGCCGCCATGGAGGGCCGCAAGGATGTGGTGTCGGCCTACTTCGACGTGGACGTCGAAACGGACGGCGGCATCAGCATCAAGGGCGCCGGATTGAAGAAGGAGTGGATCCTCGTGCTGGTCGCGCTCGACCAGCAGGACCGTCCGTTCCTCCTGTACGGCACCAACGCGAAGGTGAGCGACCGTGACGACGTGAGCCTGAAATCCAGCGAGATCATGAACTTCAGCATGACGTTCAAGATGCTCAAGGGCGCCAACGGCGAGCAGTTCCACGCATGGGGCCTCGTCACCGAAGACGCCAAGTGAACCATTGATTCTTCCCGTGCGGCCGATGGCGGTCGACCGCACGGGACCACCACATCAAACCGCCAACCATTAGAACGGAGCCAACATGAGCGACAAAGAATACCATGTCGTGGACGTGGACCTGACCGAAGCGGAAGAGCTCAAACCCGACGTGCACCTCGAGGTCGCCGGCGTCAAACTCGACCTGCCGAACCTCAACAACGCGGAACTGCCCATCGAACTCGTCCAGGCCATCCTCCTGGTCAAAAGCAAGCCAATGCTCTCCGACGAGGAAACCACGGCCTGCGTGAGCACGTTCCTCGCCTACTTCCAGACGATGCAGCCGAACTTCTGGAACGTGCTGCGCAAGACCAAACGTCCGATGGCCTACCTCACCGCGACCATCAAGGCGTGGGCCGAGGAATCCGGACTGGACCCAAAAGCGTTTACCTCGCCCACCTCTGGAACAACAATCGCGCGGCACTAGCCTACGACTGGATCCGAGCGTACGGGCAGATCTACAGGCCCGTACGCTTCCGGGAATGGGTTGAAGGCCAACGTCCACGAGTCGATTGGGGACTCGCCTGGGCGTTGACCCGCGAAATCCTCAAAGACCACACGAGCCACTCGTGGATGGCGTTGCAGAACGCCGTCTACGCACCCGACGGAGCCGAACAGGCGGTCTGGACGCTGTCCGGACAACGCAAACGCCCATGGTTCGACCACGAGCACGACCCGCTCCGCCCGCCAACCCCAGCACACAACCTCACCCGCCGTCAACGCGAGGACAGGGAACGGCTCAAAGCCTACTTCCACATCAACGACGACCTCTGACTCCGACCGCCATCGGAATCCCAACCTACGAATAAGGAAACACGATGGCAGCACAGGACATAGGCGTCGCATACGTCCACGTCGAACCATCCGGCAAAGGATTCGGCAAAAGCATCGAAGGCGACATCGGCGACGCCGTCAACAAAGCCTCCAAGAAAAGCTCCAACACCCTCATTTCGAAAATCGGCGGAGCATTCGGCAAAATCGGCAAGGTCGGCGCAGGCGCGATCGCCACCCTCGCCGGCGGCATCACCGTATTGGCCGCCAAAGGCGGCTTCACCCGCGCCCTCAACATCGAGAACGCGCAAGCCAAGCTCAAAGGCCTCGGCCACGACAGCGCGAGCGTCACCGAGATCATGAACGACGCGCTCGCGTCAGTCAAGGGCACCGCGTTCGGATTGGGTGACGCCGCGACCGTGGCGGCAAGCCTGTCCGCTTCCGGCATCAAGGAGGGCGGGGACCTGACCAAGGTTCTCAAGACCGTGGCCGACACCGCGCAGATCAGCGGCAGAAGCCTCACCGACATCGGCATGATCTTCGGTTCCGTCGCCGCCCGAGGCAAACTCCAGGGCGACGACATGCTCCAGCTCATGTCGAGCGGTATCCCAGTCCTCCAAATGCTCGGCAAGCATCTGAACAAGACCAGCGCCGAAGTGTCCGACATGGTCTCGGACGGCAAAATCGACTTCCAAACCTTCGCCGACGCCATGCAGGAAGGCCTAGGCGGAGCCGCACTATCCGCAGGCACCACATTCACCGGCGCCCTGGCCAACGTGAAAGCCGCGTTGAGCCGACTCGGAGAAACAGCCGCCACACCAGTCCTCAACGGCCTGCGCGGCCTGTTCAACCAAGCCATCCCACTCATCGACACATTCACCGCAGCCGTCACACCAACCCTGCAAAAAGTCGGAGCGGCACTCCAACAAGGCCTCGAGAACGCGATACCCGCCACACAGGCGAAACTCAAAAACCTTGGCGACACGATCTCCAACATTCCCGGCTTCCAGATGCTCGCCTCGGCGACGGCCAGCCTCAAAAGCCAACTCACCGGCCTCTGGAACGCAATCACATCACTCATAGGCGGACTCAACAATGGCGGCGAAGCCGCCACAATGTTCTCCACAACCGCCGGCGCGCTCGCGGGAGTGGTCGCTTCGGTCGCGCAGGTGTTGTCGAACGCGGCGGGGTGGGCGAAGACGTTCGTCAACACGTTCATCGAGACGGGCGCGTTGCAGCCGTTCCTTGAAAGCCTGACCGGCGTCATCTCCGGCTTGGGCTCGCTGGTTTCCGGATTGGCGGCCGCGGTCTCGCAGGCCTTCGGCTTCAACGACAGCGCGCGCACCGCCGGTTCCGCGGCGCAGAGCTTTGCCGGACTGTTGAACACTTTGACCGGCGTGCTCATGACGGTGGGAGGCTGGCTGCAGTCGGTCGGACAGTGGGCTCAGCGGAACGGCGCACTGGTATCCGGCGCGTTGAAGGCCATCACCATCGCATTGCTCGCGGTCAAAGGCTGGGACATCGTATCGGCCGGGCTGAAAACGGTTTCCAGTGGACTGAAGGCCATTTCCGCGACTGCCTCCGGTGTGGAGAAGACCGCCACGGCCACGTTCGATTTGATTGGCAAGATCTCCGACGCGGGAAGCGCGGCTGGAACACTGAAGCAACTCGCCGGCTCGTTCAATATTGTCAAGGCAGCCCAATCGGCGTGGAGCGCGGTGACCAAGGCCGCTACCGCCGTGCAGCTGGCATTCAGCGCTGCCTTGGATGCGAATCCGATCGGCATGCTTGTCGTAGCCATCGGCGCGGTCGTCGCCGCGCTGACATGGTTCTTCACCCAAACCGAAACGGGCAAACGACTCTGGAACAGCTTCGCCACATGGTTCATGGGAATCTGGAACCAGATCAGCACCGCATGCCAGCCAATCCTGCAAGCCATCGCCATATTCATCACCCAGACCATGAGCCAAATCCAACAAATCTGGCAAACCGGATGGACACTCATCACCACCATCCTCCAAAACGTCTGGAACACGATCGGCCCCATCATCATGACCGCACTCACCGCGATCATCACCGGCATCCAAACATTCATCACCACCATCACACCACTCCTGCAAGCCGGAATACAGAACATCCAAACCATCTTCCAAACCGCCGCCACAATCATCAGCACGGTCTGGAACGGACTATGGAACACCATATCCACCGTCGTACAAGGCGCATGGACCATCATCGCCACAATCATCAGCACCACACTCGCCGTCATCCAAGGCATCATCCAACTGGCGCTCGCGGTCGTCAACGGGAACTGGAGCGCCGCGTGGTCGGCCATCCAGGGCATCGTGTCGGCAGTGTGGGGCGGCATCCAAGGCGTCGTTTCCGCCGGCATCGGCATGGTCAGCGGAGTGGTATCCGCCGCATGCTCGACAATCCGGAGCGTGTGGACCGCGTTGTGGAATGGTGTCAGAAGCATTGTGTCGAGCGTCTGGGGCGGCATCGTCGGCACCGTAAGCAACATGGTTGGCCGTGTCGGGAGCGTCGTGAGCGGGATCGGCGGAACCGTCCGGAGCGCGGTGTCCGGCGCGGGAAGCTGGCTCGTCAGCGCGGGACGCAACATCATCCAGGGATTGATCAACGGCATCACAGGAATGGTCGGCTCGTTGTATTCCAGCATCACCAACGCGTTGTCGGGCTTGGTGGACAAGGCCAAGAACGCTTTGGGCATCCATTCCCCGTCGCGTGTGTTCCGCGACGAGGTCGGCGTGATGGTCGGACGTGGCATGGCATTGGGCATCGACGATTCCGCGCATGTGGTCAGCCGTTCCATGGATTCGCTCGTCTCCACGATGAGCCTCTCCGACGCGGACTGGTCGAAGACCGGCAGGCTGAACGTCACGGCCGGCACCGGCGCCAATGCCGGCGACGGCGATCTGCGGGAACTCATCACGGCCGTCGAATCGCTGCACGACGACCTCGGATCGATCATCGCCAGGTACACGCCGACGATAGGGGACCGCGACTTCGCAAGGAAGGTGAGAAGTGCAATCGCTTGAATACGTGTGCGCGGCCACAGGTGAGCGCATCGGCTTCGAGGGGCCGCTGTACGGCGAGACACTCACCGGACTGCGCGCCCGCGTCTGGGACTACAGCCTCGCCTCACGTGGCATGACGGGCATCACCCGCAAGGCACGCGAGGCGACAGTCACCGTGAAGATCCACGATTCTCCGGAGACGCTCAACCTATTGCGCCGCCTCGCGGACGCCGACATGGCATCCGGGAACCCGGGCACGCTCATCGCCGACGGCGAATGGGAAGCCAAAGCGTGGATCACGAAAAGCGAACCGCAATCCATCACGCCCACGATGGTCGAGACGCAGTTGACCATCGTGCTGGCCGATGGCGTGTGGCGCCGTCCGACCATGACGCATTTCACGCCGCGATACGATTCCGGAACCGCCGACCTTGACTATCCGCATGATTATCCGCATGATTTCGCCGGCATGGCATTGGGCGCGGAGATCGTCAACGACACGTCCATCCCGCAGCCGGTCAAGCTCACGATATTCGGACCATGCGCGCAACCGTACGTCATCATCGGAAACAACCGGTACGAGGTCGACGTGACCGTGCCATCCGGCTCGCGTCTGGAAATCGACGGCACCGGCGATGTCAGGACCGTCACCATGGTCAGCGGCACCGGGCTCGCCACCAACTGCTTCGCGCAGGCCGTGCGAGGGTCGGGCAAGGATTCCGGCCGGTACGTGTTCCAACCGCTCGCGCCCGGAACACAGCCGATCAGCTGGCCGGGAGGATTCCAATTCGACTTGACGGTCTGCGAGGAAAGGAGCGAACCGCCATGGACCTGATCGTCACCGACGCCACAGGCAAACCCGTGGCGAGCCACGCCTCATACACGCTCGACCTCGCGTTCGGCAGCGGGGAGAACGACTTCGACCTGCAGGTCGAAGACGCCGCGCTCAAGGCGGGGAGCCGCATCATGATCGACGGCACCGAGTACGGCGGCATCATCGACGACACGGATGTCGACGTGGACGGCGGCCTGTCCACCGTCACATGGCATGGCCGCGACTGGCATGGAGTGCTCGCCTCGAAGATCATCGAACCGGACAGGAACAACGATTACCTCACCCTGTCCGGCACGATTCCCGTCATCATGCGCACGCTCGTCAGCCGTGCGGGACTGCAAGGCCTGTTCACCGTCACCGAAGAAAGCGCCGACCACAAGACCACCTGCCAGTTCGACCGGTACGTGGACCTGTACAGCGGTCTGGTCAAGATGCTCAGGGCAAGCGGACTCAAACTCCGGTTGCGTAATGACGGCGACAAGGTGGCCATGAGCGCCATGCCCGTCCGCACGATCGGCGACAGCATCGACTCGGACCTCATCGACTTCACCGCCAAACAGGCGGCGCACCCGATCAACCATCTCATCTGCCTGGGCAAGGGCGAACTCAAGGACCGTACCGTCATCCACTGGTACGCCGACGCGAACGGCACGTTCAGCCACACGCAGACCCTCAAAGGGCTTGACGAACGCACCGCCACATACGAGTTGTCCAACGCCGAAGCCGACGAGCTCGAGGACAAGGGCAGGCAGAAATTCCAGGAACTTCGGAATGCCAGCACCATCGACGTGGACATTCCCGACGGCATCGACGCGGACGTTGGCGACCTGGTCACGGGTCGTGACAACAACACGGGCCTCGTCGTCACTGCCGAGATCTCCAAGAAGATCGTCAAGGTTTCGGGAGGCGTGCTCACCGTCACCTACGAATCCGGAGGTGCCAGCGCCGGCGGCAACAGCGGAGAATCCTCCATCGGGGATGGTGGCCACGCCTACTACGCTGGAGCCGGCCTCAAACTCGACGCCTGGACGTTCAGCGCCGACGTGACCAGAAACGACATCGACTCGCTCAACAACGCATTGTCGGGTAAACAGCCGAAAGGCGACTACATCACCGGCCTGAAAATCGGTTCGGTGGACACGCTCGCACCAGGCGCGCAGGCCAGCGCGTCGCTTACCGGAGATGGCAGCGACAAGACCCTGAACCTGGGGCTTCCGACAGGCGGTCAGGGCGCGCAGGGGCCAAAAGGTGAGAAAGGCGATCAGGGGCCGCAAGGCGAAAAAGGCGAGAAGGGTGATACCGGGTCCAGAGGAGCGACTGGAGCGGCCGGTGAACGCGGTCCACAGGGCTTGGCAGGCCCGGAGGGGCCACAAGGTCTGCAGGGCCTGCGCGGGGAGAAGGGCGACGCTGGAGCGGCCGGTCCTACAGGGCCGCAAGGCCCCGCAGGTCCAACCGGTCTAACGGGGTCCACCGGCCCGCAAGGTCCGAAAGGCGACACCGGCCCTGCCGGACCTACCGGAGCACCAGGCCCCCCCGGGCCGCAGGGTAAACAGGGAATACAGGGAGCGCAGGGACTGCAGGGCCCACAGGGGCCGACAGGACCGCAGGGTGCCAGCGGCGTGACGGCACCAACCTCCGGATTCTTCACACTGCAGGTCGACCCGAACGGAGACCTGTACGCCGTGTACGCGGACACGGCCACCGCGTCAGAAGCTCCCGTCTCCTACGATCCGGCGACGGGCGACCTGTACTACATGATCAATGACGGAAAGTAAGGAGCGCATATGACGAAGATTCTGCTCGGCAACGTCAAAGGACCCAAAGGCGACACCGGACCGCAAGGCAAGCAGGGAGTGCAGGGACCACAGGGGCCCGCAGGAGCGACCGGCGCGACCGGAGCGACCGGAGCGAAAGGCGAGACCGGCCAACGTGGCGACACCGGGTTGCCTGCCTTGATCATCACCCGCATACTAGTCGGATACTGGACGTCCGCATGCTCGGATTTTGGCTGGAAGACACTCAGTTTCAACCGTGCCCCGACCGTAGGCGAATACTTCTTCGCCATGACCAATGGCGGCAAGAACCTGATGTACGCGCAGATCACAGCCACCGGGGAAAACGTGACGTTCAAGCCAGTCTCGAACACAAGCCTCGTCGGCCCGAAGGGCGACAAGGGCGAGACGGGCATGAGCGCAAGCCAGGCGTTCATCGCCGCCCACCCGGTCGGCTCCCTCTACTGGACCACCGCCACAACAAATCCGGGAACCACCTACGGAGGCACTTGGAAGGAATGCGGCACGACGCTTCCGGGACACATCTACCAGCGCACAGCCTGAAAGAGAAAGGAACATCAATGGCACGAACCACGAACATCACCAGATACACCTGCGACCGATGCCACGCCTCCGCATACCTCGCCGACGGTGACCCACGCACCTCCAGCGACTGGCACGACATCACACACACCACCGTCGACGGAGTCGCACAGGGCGCGCTCGTCTGTACCGCATGCTGGCAGACGTTCAAAGCGCTGGCAGCCACGCAGGACGCCGCCTACGCCGCATACCTCAACAACACAACAGATAGGAAGGAATGACCATGACCATGAATCTCATCACCGGCAAGGCCGGCGCTCCGCACATCACATCCAGCGACCAAGGAGCCATGCAGGCCGGACTGGTCGGAAACGGCAACTACCTGCTGCAAGGCGGCGACGGCAAATTCCCCGCCGTGACCATGCAGTCAGCAAACAAAGCGCTCATCCCGGTCCTCAACCTTGTGATCGAAGGACGATACGCACGCGTCACCGCGGCGGAGACCGTCACGATCGAAAGCGGAGTCACGGGACAGAACCGCAACGACCTAATCTGCGTGAAATACACGCGAGACTCGAACAACATCGAAACGATCGCGCTCGCGGTGCTGAAGGGCACCGCCACCAGTGGCACGGCGGCTGACCCCACGGTACCGTCGGGTAGTATCCTGAACAATTCCGGCACCGTATGGATTCCGATCGCCCGCATTCCGATCAGTGGCATCACCGCCGGAACTCCTGTCATGCTCGTCAAGCAGTTGCCTCCGATGAGCCAGCTGTGGGATTCCGTAACCCAGACTTTGATTAAATCACAGTATGGCACCGTGACCGGCGTGAAGTCTGGCAAGATTGCGCAGATTAGCATCAACTGGAAAAGCGCGAGCACTGACTCGTGGGGCAGTGGACAGTTCGGTACAATTCCGGAGGGTTGGAGGCCTGCGGTCGTCACGCATGGCACGTGGTCGGGGCGTGATGGTGGCAGCCAGCGTGATTTCATTCTGGAAACGAATGGCAATTTCCGTTATGTCAATTGTGGCGCGGGGCAGAACAGCGGCACGTTCTCCGGGACGATGACCTACATTCTCGCCTGAATAGCTTTCCGTAGCCCTCACTGCTACCTTTAAGTTTCAGGACACAGGATCGTTTGTTGGCGCCCTATATGGTGGATCCAACACGATTACCGTCAAGGGCAACATGCTGTATGTCGATTTGAGCTCTTTCAAATCAACCGTCCAAATCTCGAACTATAGGGTCTGGTTATATCAGTCAGGGATACGTCCATCGGCCACAATTGGACTGGGATGTGTTGGATCAAGTCTTGCGGATCCGCGCTACAACAAGCAAGCGAATTGGAATCCAGATGGCAGTATTACGTTACTTGGCGGGGTTGGCAGGGAGAACATTCTGATGCAGCGTTTTTCCATGCCGATTCCTAGTGGAGTGACGTTCTCCTAGACAAGTGGCACCGTGATACAGCCTTCGACCCATCCCCAGTTTGCGCCTACTGTCATCTTTCCCGAGGAACGCAAGACGATGGCGTCCTGCGCCACCTGCACTTCGACGCCATGCAATCCGATGCTCGAATTGGATATTGCGGCGCAATGTACCTCGAACGCCGCCTCCAAACCGGCTGGGAGTTTGAGAATCTGTGACACCTCCCACTCTTTCGCCGCGTTCCAATCGGTGTTGAGGCGATTGGCGTGGAATGCGACTAGAAGCATCCTGCCGACCAAGGCGGTGCGGTAATTCACTTTCCAGTTCGTGTTCGGCGCGGAAAGGGTTACGGAAAGCTATTGCAGTGCCATCCAACAGCCGTGCGCCGTGGAGTAAGCGGATTTCGGGTCGCCAAGCATCTGCACCTTCCCATCACGCATGACAAGCAGGCTGAAACCGCAGGACGGGAACGATATGATGCTCTGGTCGGCGAGCGGACGGAACGCTTCTGGGAAGGTCTCATTCGCCGTCGAGTAGTTCTGCTGTCCACTGCCGTCGAACTTGACGTTGCCGTTGATCGTGACGATGCGTCCGACGCGACATAGAGTGAGTCTGCTGTTCGTGTATGGAGGTTTCCATGGCTGGGTTACGGAAAGCTATTAAAAGTGGATTTCCACGATTACGCCTGAGACAGCCACCTCGGGACCAACGAGCAGGTTGACGGTCCCGTCCGGCGCGATCGATACTTGGACTGACCGCTGCAGATATGACGGGTGAATGAATGGAATCGCCACTGTCGTCCCAGACGATAGTATGGCTCTGCCATTCAAAGCCTTAATCGCATTCGGATTGGGTATTTTCCCGATTGGATAGATTCCTCCGTTGCCATTGCTTTTCCCAAACGGCAGGGTTACGGAAAGCTAGAAATCATGGGATTGGGAAACAAAGCGTGCCGGCGCAATCCTGATTGCTGCCAACGTTTCCCATGTTCGCCACTCGGATAGTTCCATCAGCTCTGGCCGTGAGGCTTCGCGCCGTTTGCCCATTTGATACAAGGCAGACAGTCGACAAGTCAACGATGGGACGATACCAGGACGCGAGCTTTGCCGGACATTCAACAGCATCCCAACTGCCCGAACCGATTTTCCCACTGAAGTTGATCAAAATCATCCTGCCGTTACGCATGATGATCCAATTGGAATCCTGGTACAGGGTTACGGAAAGCTACGCGGCTCCGATGATGAGTCTTTCCCATGCCCGCTGCAGACTTCTCAGCACGGACAAATCGGGGCGGAGATAGTAGCGGGCGGTTGTCTTGATGTCGCTGTGACCGAGTTGTCGTGCGACCACTGAGATATCGGCTCCCGCAGCGATTGCCAGAGTGCCGAAGGTGTGCCTGAGGTTCCTTGGCGGCACGCAGGGGAGTTTCATGCGTTGGCACCATGACGTGTAATGAGCTGCCACCTGGTTGGCGTTCAGATCGCCGACCAGCCTGCCGGTTCTGCCGTGGCGCAATTGCGCGAGCCGTTTGACTGCGAACCGTGGTAGTGCGACCGTCCGTCGGCTCTGGTCGGTCTTCGGGTCGGTGACCGTTTCATGTCCAGCGACCCATTGCACTGACCTTTTGACGGTCACGGTTCCCCGGCGTAAATCCAAGTCGGCCCATTCAATGCCGACGGACTCGCATCGGCGCAGTCCCGCGCAGACGGAGACCAATAACCAGGCTTCCAACGCGTGACCGTAGAAGCCTTTGAGCAGCCGTCTTACCTGTCTGGCGTCGAGCACGCGCGGCTCATACCGGAGCAGGTGCGGCAGTCTGATTTCGCGGCGTGTCACGTCATTGTCGGTGACTCCCTTGCGATAGGCGAGTCGGAGTATCGCCCGCAGCACGGCCCACGCCTTGCGTGCGGCGCCGGCCTGATTGAACGAGCCGAGCCACTCCTCGATGTCGTTCGCGGTGATCGACTCCATGTCGACGTCAGCCCATTTCGGCTGGATGTGGCAGCGGTAGGCCGACTCGTAGCCCACCCTCGTGCACTCGCGAAGCTTCCCGCAGGAGGACCACCAGACCTCATCCACAAACGTTCCCAACAACATTTCAACCTCCAAAATCCCACACGTGGTTATCGCAGCTTCCAACGGTAGCCACGTGTGGGATTTTCCTTTCGGAAGGATTCCCAATGAGCCAGGAAACCATCGTCGCAATCGTTATCGCCATCATCGGCAGCGGAGGCAGCGGCGTGTTCGTCACCTGGATTCTGAGCAAGGTCGACCAACGTCACGATCCACTGCATGAGGGCGTCAGGGAACTGTTGTTCTGCAAACTCGAGGCTCTGCACCGTCAGATGGTCGATGCAGATGGTGTTGCGAGCATTCCGTTGAAGCAAAGCGCGGAACGAATATATGCCGCTTACCACGGTCTGGGCGGCAATGGAACCGGAACCTCGATGATCCAAGACATACGTGACGCGCATATCGCGAACACAGATTGAAAGATTCAAAAGATTTCCACACCGTCCGTACAAGGCGGACGGTACGGACAAAGGAAAGGAGAGGAATTGAACATCCTCAACAAAGGCAAGCCGAAACACAAGCGCATGAATCCACGCCGACAATGGCGCAAGCTACTGACCGCGCTCACGGTCGCCATATCCATGGCGGTCGCGCCAGCCGCGATGGCCGACATGAACGGATACGACATCTCGAACTGGCAGTGCGGCATCGACACCGCGACCGTGCCGGCAGATTTCGTCATCGTCGGCACCACATGGGGATCCGGCGGCGTATACGGTGGTTGCCTGTCCAACGGCGTCAACACCGACGCGAACCGACAACTCGCCGGAGCCATCAACAGTGGTAAGGAGACCGGCGTCTACCATTACGCGCGCGGAGGCAACCCGGAGACCGAAGCCCGGTTCTTCGTCGACAATGTGCGCGGATACGTGCACAAGAGCGTCCTGATCCTCGACTGGGAGGCGCAGGACAACGCCGCCTGGGGCGACAAGCAGTGGCCACGCAGGTGGGCCCGCGAGGTCAAGCGACTGACGGGCGTGAACCCCATCATCTACACGATGGACTCCGGCTACTGGCAGGTCGCCGGCATGGAGACCGAACTGAACTGCGGCATCTGGATCGCACAGTACGCGACGAACCTCGTCACCGGCTACCAGACCGCCCCGTGGAACATCGGAGCGCGCGGCGAGGTGATGAGGCAGTACACGTCCAACGGCAGTCTCAGCGGCTGGTCAGGACGCCTCGACCTGAACAAGTTCCGCGGCGACCGCACGGCATGGCGCAAGTACGCGAACCCTGACGACAAGGGCGCGGCGGATCTGCCGAGCGTCAAGCCGAAACCTCAGCCCACGACCGCTCCGACGGTCGACCTGAACGCTTTGGCCACGCGCACCATCCGCGGCGACTTCGGCAATGATCCGGCCCGCAGGCAGGCGTTGGGTGGCAATTACGCGGCGGTCATGCAGATCGTCAACAGTCGCCTCGGCGGAGGTTCCGGCGGAACGGCCGCCACGGGTTCGCGTAGCGTCGTGGTCCGTTCCGGTGACACCATGAGTGCTATCGCCGCGAGGACCGGACTCCAGCCGGTGTCCGCCTGGCGTGTGCCGAGCGGTGACATCAACAGGATTTATCCGGGACAGACCGTCACCTATGGCGGCACGTCCGTGTCCACCGCTTCGAGCGGGGTCGGAGGCCATGTGGTCCGTTCCGGCGAAAGCCTTTGGAGCATCTACGGCTCCGGCTGGCAGTCGGCTGCCGCACGCAATGGCATCCGCAGCCCATACGTTATCTATCCCGGACAGTACCTGCGCTGAAACTCCCGTCTCCACGACTTTAAGCGTTGTGGAGACGGTTGCCGCAACGTTTAAGGAGGTGAAAAATGGATGAATCCAATAGCCCGCAATCCGATTACCTGCTGCCGGGCAGGGTATACGACATACTCAAGTGGCTCGCGTTGATCGCTTTGCCGGCCGTCGCATGGCTCGTCGGAGCGGTCGGCCCGCAATGGGGACTGCCGCACTGCGGCGAACTCGTTACGACCATCAACGCGATCGGTTTGTTCGTCGGCGCGCTCATCGGCGTGAGCCAGCTCACGTCTGTCAAGGCCGACGAGGACGGCCAGTGATTAATTTTCTGACGTGAGACTCGCACTCGCCCCTCTCTCAGCTTCTATGCTGGGGGAGGGGCCTTTTTCATTTTCCGATGGAAGGCTGCGCGGTTCGACCACATCGACACGATATCGACACGATGACAGTTGCGAACAGTTAATTTCAACAAAGCGAACCACTGCGTATCGTATTGTCAAGAACGTTGGAATTTCAACGTTCTTGACAATGCTCACACCCGGCTACGCTCAGTCATGCCATGCCCGAATATAGCAGAATGTCGCAGGTTCAAATCCTGTCAGCCCGACCGGAACCCTTGAAAACATTAGGTTTTCAAGGGTTTTCTTTTTCTCGGCTGTTGATTATCGACACGATTCGACACGATGACCGCGCAACCTCCGCGTCTAGACGGTCTTCAACTGTTCAGCGCGCAGCTCGCCGATCGCGTCCGCCACATCGTCCAATCGTTCCGGCCAGAGAGCCGTGTATGTGTTCAGCGTGATGCTGGGTGAGGAGTGGCCGAGCTGCATCTGTAGGGTCTTCACGTCCGCGCCTTGAGCAATCGCAAAGCTCGCATAGCTATGCCTCAAACTATGGATGGTCACGCCCTCGTCCTCCATGCCGGCCAGTCGGACGGCTTTTCGCCAGACACGCGTCCGCCACGTGTTCGTCCACAGGTTCCCGCCTCTCGCCGCGCGGAACAGCCAGTCGTCGTCGCCCATGCCCTCCATCTGCCGTTCGATGGACGGCATGAGGAATCTGGGTATGGCAATGCTGCGCGGTTTGCCGTTCTTCGGCGTGCCCAGCACAAGCCTGCCTTTGCCGTCATCTGTCCAAGTGCGGCGGATGCGGGCCCTGCGGGTTGCCACATCCACGTCGCCGCATTTGAGCGGCAAGGTCTCGCCAATGCGGGCACCGGTGTACGCCTGCCATCTGACGATCAGCCCGTCTACCGGGCGTCCAGCCCGTTCGGCCATGCCGGCCAGCAACTCCACCTCCTCGACGGTAAGGAACACTATGTCGTCATCGGATTGCGTGATGCGCGGCACGGTGACCTTTTCAATGGGGTTCTCGCCGATCCAGCCGTGCTCCAAAGCGAATTCCATGACACCGCCCATGACGACCTTGACGATGTTGCGGATGCTTCGTGGACTCAATGGCTTCGATTCGCGATCGTCCTGCAGTTCGGCTGGATACCCGCCTTCGGTGAGCTGCGTGACCCACTGTTGCAGTTCGTCGCGTTGGATTTCCCTCAGTGTGCGATCGCCCCACTTGGGGTTGATATAAACGCGCAATTCGCGGCGGTATCTGCCCAAAGTGCCCTGTTTGATATCCATCTTGCCGTCCGTCCATTCGGAGGCAACGTCCCGGAAGATGCGTAGTTCCTGCTGCGGGTCGCGGTATTTGCCGCGTCTGATGTCGTCCTCGATGGCCGCTGCGTATTCCTCAGCGTCGCGGAGTTTGGCGAAGCTCCGTGATTTCTGGACGCGTTTGCCGTCTCGGAGCGTGTACCAGCGGCATCTCCACCGTGAGCCTTGGCCGTACAGCGCGGACCGCCATTTGTCGGGCACATTGGCTTTCATCGGATCCTTCGCATTGGCCAGCGACTGTTTCGCGGTCCTGCTGGGCGGGTTGCCGTCCTCGTCGTTTTTGAGCCATCTGTCGTCCACGAACGCTCTGGCCATGGTTGTCCCTTTCCGAGGGGCCGCGCTACACTTGTGCGTGGAACCTCATTTTGGTGAAAACGGAAATGCTGATTGTTGGTTCCTTGGGTTCCGTCCGACTGTGTTCGGGCGGGACCCTTTTTTGTTTCCCGTCGCGGTATGTGGACGCTGAGCTTCTTTTATTGCACGCACACGCCGGAATCGTAGAGCAGCTGCCGGTAGTCCGTCAATACTTGGATGGTGACGCCTAATTCCACGGCCATCATCCACGTATTGCCCTCGTACACCGTCTCGGCCATTCCATAGTCCACGGGACTGATCAATGTCAGCGCGGTCTCCCTGCGACACCGGCGCTCGCACTTCAATCCATACTGCGTGCCGCATCCCGAATCGTGGTGTTTCGCATGAATGAGCTCATGGCAGAGGGTGCAGCGGCGCTGGAATCCGGCCAGTCGATCGTCTAGGATGACGAGGCGGAGTGGATCGTAGTAGATTCCGCACCTGTCTCCGGCCAGCCGGCGTTCCTCCACGCGTACTCCCAACGTCTTCGCCCAGGACGTCAATGTGGCGTCGTTCACCGTCCAGTTCCGTCCAATCCCTTGGCGAACCTATCGAAATCGCTTTCTCGTGCTGCATCCCACTTGTGGAACTCGTCGAGGGCCTTGCGTCTCATCTGCTCGTGTCCACGGTTCCCTTTGCCTTCCAGCAACGGCATGCCCGACAGAGAGATGTACTGGTCAATCAGCGTGGCGCATTCCTCCATGCTGGTGAGGGTGTGGTTCAGGACTCGCGCCTCCACGAGGTCCAACAGACCGGTGGTGAGCGTGTTCAACGCCTTCATCTCGCGTTCGTTCAGATAGTTCTTCGCCACGGTCACGTCCGTGGACCGTGGATGTCCCTTCGGAGCACCCTTCCAAGTAGTCAATCCCATGTTCGGCTTGCCGGCGTCCACACGATCCATGACGATCTCGGCGGCGGTCTGATGGGTGACGGCGTAGTGCATCTTGTTCTGGCAGCTGGCGAAGAAGTCCCTGGCCGTCTGCGAGTTCGGATCATAGTCGTAGCTGACCTCGCTGAACAGGTCGGTGACCTTCTGCCAGAACCGGCGCTCGCTGGTGCGGATGTCGCGGATGCGGTCGAGCAGTTCCTCGAAATAGTCGTCTCCGAAAGGCCTGCCGTTCTTGAGCATGTCGTCGTTGAGGGCGAACCCCTTGACGATGTATTCGCGTAGGATGCCGGTGGCCCATTGGCGGAATTGCGTGGCCTGTCTGCTGTTGACGCGGTATCCGACGGCGATGATCGCGTCGAGATTGTAGAAGTTGGTGGGCTTCTTATTAAATTCAGAAATCCTGAATTTAATAAGACAGGACGATTCGTCCAGTTCCCCCGATTCGAATATGTTCTTCAGATGCATGCTGATGTTCGACGTGGTCGTGTCGAACAGTTCGGCCATTTTCTGCTGTGTGAGCCAGAACGTCTCCCGCCAGTACGTGACTTCGACCGGCACGTTGCGCCCGTCCTCCTGGTAGAGGATTATCCGGCCTTCCTGCGGCTCGTCCGCCATGCTTGTCTCCTTCCGATTCCACGATCATTTTGTTGACGTCAACAAAATGGTCTGTTGCTAATGTTTCCAACGGTTTTGAACTATCATCTTGTTTGGATTGTCGTTCACTGCTTGGCGGTCTTCACCACTGTGGTGGTGCCCATCGCGGTGGTCTCCCAGCTGACGCCGTCCGCCTTGGTGTAGGTGAAGTCCTTGGTGGCGTCCTGGGAGCCGAGCAGGGACGCCTGCATCGCCGCGGTGTCTCCCTGGCTCGTCCACTTCCAGTCCCCGGCCTTGTCGGGCGCGCTGTAGGAGCCCTTCCAGTACAGGCTCTTCGTATCGCCGTTGTCGCTGACCCACTGGATTGTGATCGTGTCTGCCGTGATCTCGGCTTCCATCCAGGAGTCGTCGCTGCCGGAGTTGGTCTGCTTCCACGTGCCGGTCAGGTCCGCGGGCTGTTCGACCGGCTTCTTCTCCGCCGGCTTCTTCTTCGTCGTCTGCGATTGGCTCGTGCCGCCGGTGCTGGCGGTATCGGCGCTATCGGAGTTGCCGCACGCGCCGAGCCCGAAAGCGAGAGTGACTGCGATGGCTGCTGCGATTGTCTTCTTATACATGGTTCTCTTCTTTCCTGGTTGGTTTATATGGAAAAATCAGTCTCTCGGCGTCTCCGCCTCAAGCATCTTGTTCGGATCATCATTAGCGGCCATGCTAAAGTCCTTCGACTGCGCGGCGATACGGTCGACCAGATCATCGGTGATTTGGGACTCGCGCTCGCGGGCTTCGTAGGCTCGGGCGGCTTCGCTGGAGATTGATCCACAGGCTGCCGCGACCAGTGAAAGAGCGTCCGGAAGCCCAAAGAGTGGAGCGAGTCTGTCTAACTCGCTGATTGCCCAACTTCTTTTACCGAGTACTCGGTCGCTGACATAACCTTTTGATCGTCCTTCAAGAGCCTTGGAGAGGTCGGCCTGGGTAATGCCATTGGCTTCCATTGCTTGACTGATATATTTGCAAATCACCAGATCGGTGCGTGTTGTGCTGCTATCCATAGCGATGACTGTATTCGAATTTTCGGGAAGTTACATCTTTACACCGTTCGGCGTGTCGAATTTGCCATACCGAATATTCGGGAGTACATTGAAAGCATGTTCACCGAATATCCGGTAAACGTCGAACAAAGTCCCGAATATTCGGGGAATGGAGGTGATGTGACAAGCAATGAATACGTGACACAGGCAATAAAAGTCAGGATGGCTCGACTTGGAATCACTCAATCCGACGTTGCCGATGCAGTTGGAATCAATCGAGTCGTCATGAATCGATACATGCGCAATCAACGGGAATGGCCGATTCGCGTTCTCGACAAGATTGCTCCGGCATTGAAATGGCAAGACGGTCTTGACATCTTCATTGCAGCAAATTCAGAAGAAAAAGAACCACACTCGGCGCTCGCCGATGCGCTGGAAAACGCGACAGTCAACAATGCCAACAGCAAGGAGGAGAACTGAAATGAACACGTCGTTCGATATCACCGACATCGACTGCGCGCCCA